AAAAAGAGAAAAGCAAGAAAGTTCTGCGGCGAGCTTCTATGATTTTGTAAAGATCATTTGGCCGGACTTTATTGCGGGGGCGCATCATAAAAAGATGGCAGATGCTTTCGATAAGATTGCGTCTGGTGAGATAAAGCGTTTAATTATCAACATGCCCCCTCGACATACGAAGTCTGAATTTGCTTCGTATTTATTCCCGGCTTATTTGTTAGGTAAGCGTCCTAAGTTAAAAATCATCGAAGCAACGCACACGGCAGATTTGGCGATTAACTTTGGTCGTCGTGTTCGCGATTTAATTGAAAGCGAGGAATACTCTGAGATTTTTCCGGGGACTGAACTAAAGTCAGACTCAAGAAGCGCGGGTAAATGGAATACGCAGCAAGGTGGTCAGTACTACGCTTCCGGTATTGGGGGTGCATTAGCTGGTCGTGGTGCGGATTTGTTTATTATTGATGACCCTCATTCTGAACAAGATGCTTTTTCTGATAAAGCTTTGGAAGAAGCGTATGAGTGGTATCAGACGGGTCCTCGACAGCGGCTTCAGCCGGGAGGCGCAATCGTTATTGTAATGACTCGTTGGTCTAAAAAGGACGTAACGGGTAAGTTAATTAAGAAAATGACGCAGGAGAAGACCGGAGATAAATGGGAGCTTATCGAATTCCCAGCCATTCTTCCTTCCGGTAAACCCTTATGGCCTGAGTTTTGGAGTCTTGAGGAGTTAGAGGCAACGAAGTCTTCTATCCCCCCTTCTAAATGGGCTGCTCAGTATATGCAGCGCCCTACGGGTGAAGGTATTTCGATCATTCCTAAAGAGTGGTTTAAGATTTGGCCTAAAGATAACCCGCCAAGTTGTGATTATTTGATTCAAAGTTACGATACGGCGTTCCTAAAATCGGAGCGAGCTGACTATACCGCGATTACAACGTGGGGTGTGTTTTACCCAGAGGGTAAAATCGGCGAGGATATGTACACAGGGAATGAAGCACATATCGTTTTGTTAGATTGTGTTAAAGAACGGTTCGATTTCCCGGAGTTAAAGCAAGAAGCTTTGCGATTGTACGAGTATTGGAACCCTGATACGATGATTATCGAGACAAAAGCTTCTGGTATTCCTTTAACGCAGGAATTACGGCGGTTAGGAATTCCAATTAACACCTATTCACCGAATCGAGGGCAGGATAAAATTGCTCGATTGAACTCTGTTAGCCCAATTTTCCAAGATGGCAAAGTTTGGGTTCCAGAAAACCGCTGGGCAGAAGACTTAGTAGACGAAGTTAGTGATTTTCCCAACGGCGATAACGATGATTTAGTAGATGCGACAACATTGGCCCTAATGCGCTTTAGAACTGGCGGATTTTTACAGTTAAAAAGTGATTTTTCGGAAGAAGAAGAGTATTATCCGAAGGTTAGGGTATATTATTAGAAAAAATCTAGGTATGGTTGCCCATTATGTCTGATACTGCTGATTACATGGACGATTCTTTTGTTGAGATCGAAGTTGAGGGAAATCCTAACTTTGATGACGGCATTGATGTCTTTTTTAACGAAGAAAACGAAGGCACTTTAGGGTTTGATCCCGATGAAGAGCCTGATATTGAATTTGACGATAATATCGCAGAGTATTTAGACCGATCTGACTTAGGTCTTATTGCTTCTAAGCTAACTTCTGCGTATGAAGACGATTTACAGTCTCGAAAAGATTGGTACGAGACGTTTAAAGATGGTCTTGAGTTATTAGGGATAAAATCTGACCCTAGAAGCGAACCATTCCAAGGTGCGAGCGGTGTTTACCATCCGTTGCTTGCCGAAGCTGTTACTCAGTTTCAAGCTCAAGCGTATAAAGAGCTGTTACCCGCAGGTGGTCCTGTCGATACTAAGGTAATGGGTAAACTTAGTGATCCGAAGCTAATGCAAGCTAATCGGGTCAAGAATTTTATGAATTACCAGATTATGTATAAGATGGAAGAGTACGATCCTGAAATGGATCAGCTATTGTTCTATCTCCCCTTATCTGGTTCTGCGTTTAAGAAAAGCTACTATGACCCAACTATCGGTCGAGCGGTTTCTCGATTTGTAAAGTCTGAAGATTTAGTAGTTCCTTATTACACAACTGATTTAATCACTACACCTCGAATCACTCATGTTATTCACATGACTGAAAACGATTTGTTAAAATTAAAGTTATCAGGGTTCTACCGTGATACTCCAATGTCTTCTCCGGGTTTAGTAGAAGAATCTTCTGTACAAGAAAAAATTAACGAGCTTGAAGGCGTAAGTCCTTCGCAACAAGATCGTGAGTTTACGTTATTAGAGATTCATACAGAGTTAGATATTAAAGGCTTCGAGCATGAAAATCTTGACGGTGAGATTACGGGCATAGCTGTTCCGTATATCGTCACAATTTGCAAAGATACTCGAGACGTATTAAGTATTCGGCGGAATTACTCAGAAGAAGATCCACTGCGAAAGAAGATTGAATACTTCACTCATTACAAGTTTTTACCGGGCTTAGGGTTTTACGGCTTTGGTTTAATTCATATGATTGGTGGTGTAACTAAATCGGCTACTTCTCTGTTGCGACAGCTAATTGACGCGGGAACGCTTGCTAATTTACCGGCTGGGTTTAAGTCTCGAGGTTTGAATATCCAAAGAGCTGATGATCCAATTCAACCGGGAGAGTGGCGTGATGTCGATACTCCCGGAGGAACTATCCGAGACTCATTCCTACCGTTACCCTATAAAGAGCCAAGTGCCACTTTATCTAATCTCTTAGGTGTTCTAGTCGAATCAGGGAAACGGTTTGCTTCTGTAATAGACCAAGGTGGTGCAGAAGCTAATCAAAACGCTCCGGTTGGTTCTACGATAGCAATGCTTGAGCGAGGCCAAAGAGTTATTTCAGCAATCCATAAGCGATTGCATTGGGCTCAGAAGAGTGAGTTTAAGATTTTAAAAAGAATTTTCGGGGAGGTATTACCCCCTGAATACCCATATCAGGTGCAGGGAGCACAACAAACCGTATTCAGAGAAGACTTTGGCAATCAAGTTGATGTTATCCCTGTATCTGATCCTAATATCTTTAGTACTACGCAGAGAATCATTTTAGCACAGACACAGCTTCAGATGGCTCAGAGTGCTCCTCAGATCCATAATCTAAAAGCTGCGTTCCGCAAGATGTATATCGCACTTAATATTCAGGATATCGATGATATATTGATTCCCGATACACCTCCTGCACCTAAAGATCCTGTACAGGAAAACCAAGATTCATTACAAACTGTTCCTCTGCAAGCATTTATTCAACAGAATCATGATGCGCATATTCAGACTCATTTATCGTTTAGTCAGAACCCTGCTGCGGCTCAAAACCCTGCTGCGGTTCAAGCCTTAAACGCACATATCCAGCAACATCAGGCGTTGAAGTATCGATTACAAGTTGAGCAGTTATTGTCTCAACAAGGTATTCAATTACCGCAACCCGGACCTGATGGTAAAATGCCTCAGATTCCTCCTGAGTATGAGAATCAAATTGCGATGGCGGCTGCGCAAGCTACTCAAGAAATTACAGGTCAAGAGCAGGCATTGCTACAGGCGATGGAAGTCCCAGATCCACAACGTGAGATGTTCGAACAGCAGATGGCACTTGAAGCTGAGAAGCTAAGACTTCGAGAAAAAGAAGTCGAACAAAAAGGTCAGTTAGAGCTTGAAAAGATCGATTCACAAGAACGTCAAACCGATGTTAAAATCGCTGCAGATTTACGAGAAGTAGAACTCCGTGACGAACGCTCTGCAGATACTAACCTAACAAACTTAGCTAGATTAGTTAAAGAATCAAGAGAGCAGACCTAATGAAAGGCGTTAAACATTATAAGAAAGATGGCACAGAGCATAAAGGTTCTAACCATAAGATGCCTGATGGAAGTTTACACAGTAACAAAACACACACTAAAACAAGTGTAAAGTTATTTCATTTAAACGAGTTATCAGCTAAGGCAAAAGCTAAGGCGAAGAAGTAATGAAAGGCGTTAAAAAAGGACCTCCTCCAAAAAGGGGACCAGTAAGTCAAGGGCTAAAAAAACGAGGTAAATCACAATGAGGTTTGAAGAAAAAAAGTACCCCGGTCCGGGGGACAAACGTCCAAAGAAAGTTTCAGTAGAGTCTATGAAAGCTTCTGATAAAGGATTTGCTCAGGCTAAAGATGTTAAAGTTGGTGTAGTTTCTGAGCTTGGTGAACAGAAAAAGATTAAAGGAGTTGGTGCTGCGACTAAAGGTACTTCTTTTACAAGTTACATAAATTAATTTATGGACTTTATTAAGTACTCGGAGTATTTACTTAAACAAATTCGTGAGCGTCAAAACGCGCTCACGCATACGCTTGCTACGGGAAGCGCACAAGACTTTGCTCAGTACCAGCGTATTGCTGGGGAAATTTCAGGTTTAAATTTCACTGAGCAAGAAATAGTAAACCTGCACTCAAGAATGGAAGAGATTGATGACTAACCCAACAGTACCCGATCGTGTTCTAAATTTCGGTTCTTCAGAAGAACATAGTGTTCCAGAAGAAAATAAAATTACAGCTGAAAATATAGATACACACGCTGATAAGCTTCCTGTTCCGACAGGATACAGAATGTTAATTCTGCCTTTTGAACCAAGCCAAAAAACCCGTGGTGGGATTATGCTTGCGAAACAAACACTGGATAAAGAAAAGATTGCCACAATTGTTGGTTTAGTCGTTTCTTTAGGACCAAGTGCATATGCAGATCCAGATAAATTCCCTAACGGACCTTGGTGTAAGGAAGGTGACTGGGTAATTTTTGGGAGATATGCTGGTGCTCGTTTTCGTATTGAAGGAGGCGATATGCGTCTTTTAAACGACGATGAGATTTTAGCTGTTATCTCAGATCCTGAATCTATTCTGCAATAAGGAGGACTCATGTCCGAACAACAAATTGAATTAATACTACCTGACGAAGAAGTCGACACTCACGCTGCTGATGTCATTCAAGAAGGTCAACCCGACTCAGATTTTAGTGAGGAGCCTAATCAAGCCGCCGAACTAGAAGACTACAGTGATACTGTAAAAAAGAGAATTGATAAGTTAACTTATCGGATGAGGGAAGCTGAGCGTCAGCGGGATGAAGCGATTAACTACGCTCAAAATCTAAGTAAGGAAAAATCTACGTTACAAACTAGACTGTCTTCTTCAGACGCTAGTTTAGTTAACGAGTATCAGGCTAGAGTTAAGTCTGACAGTGAGCGAGCTAGACGAGCTTTACGAGAAGCTCAAGATCTAGGGGATTCTGAAGCAATTGCCTTAGCTACCGAAGCTGTAGCGCAAATTGCCTTAGAAAATCAAAATGTCCAAAAAGCTCAAAACCGTCAAAAATTAGAAAATAGACGAAGACTGACTAGTAATCGTCAAGCTAATCAAGTAAATTCACCAAAACAGCCCCCGCCTAGAGATGTAAAAGCTGAAGCGTGGGCCGAAAAGAATTCATGGTTTGGTCAAGACCGAATTATGACGAGTGCGGCAATGGCGATTGATGAAGATCTTAAACGAGGGGGAATTGATCCTACTTCCGATGAGTATTATCAAGAACTTAATTCACAGCTTAGGGAGAATTTTCCCCATAAGTTTGAACAGCCGAAACACGTGCAGTCACAGCAAGTAGCCGGTTCTAGTCGTGGAGCTAGTCCAGCTAATCGTGGAGCACGCAAAGTGAGTCTCACACCCTCACAAGTTGCAATTGCAAAAAGAATTGGTGTGCCCGTTGAAGAGTATGCAAAATACGTCTAAGGAGAATAAAATGACAGATCGAGTCTCCAGATCTGCTGAAGCACGAGAATCTAAAACTCGCAGAAAACCATGGCAACCGCCTTCAATGCTTGATGCCCCTACAGCACCTGATGGATTTAAACACAGGTGGATACGTGCCGAAGTCAGAGGACATGACGATCGAGCGAATATGTCTAAGCGTATTCGTGAAGGATTTGAACCTGTGAAAGCAGAGGATTATCCCGATTTTGATGCCCCCACTATTGACGACGGAAGGCACGCGGGTGTGATTGGAGTTGGTGGGCTAATTCTCGCAAAAATTCCTGAAGAAACTGTATCTGAGCGAAACGCTTACTTTAAACAGGTAACGGATAGCCAGTTGTACGGAGTCGACAACGATTTAATGCGAGATAGTGATCCTAGAATGCCTATCCGAAAGGGTGACATTCAAAGGAACTCAAAAACTGAGTTCGGTAGTCGACGTAAAGTTGATGCCGAGTAACTTTTCTCATGACTCTTTAGGAGGGTTTTAAAATGGCAAACGTAGATGCCCCTAACGGCTTTACACCCGCCTCCCACATGTATGGTGGGATTATTAGACCCAAGAAAATGCGTATTGCAAGTGGTACTAGTGCTGCTATTTTTAGTGGCGATGTTGTGACGCTTTCTTCGGGCTATATTATTCAGGGTACAGCGACAAGTACTCCCGCAGGTGTTTTTTACGGTGTGCAGTATACTGCTACCGATGGGACACCAACTTGGTCTAATCAGTGGAGTGCTTCTCTAGCTACACTCGGTTCCGGCGATGCCGAAGCTTATGTGTATGTAGATCCAGCAATTATCTATGAAGCGCAATTTACCGCAGGTACTCCTGCTGTAAGCTTTATCGGTAGTAAGTACACTATTAGTACTACTGCGGGTTCAACCAATAACGGACGTTCAAAAGAGGGTGTAACCGCAACTACTAGTTCCGGTGTGGCTCTTTGTGTAGGTTTCGTAGATTCACCAAGCAATAGTATTGGTGCTTCTGCTAGAGCCTTCTTTACGTTCCCCACTAACACGTTCGCAGTCTAGGGAGAGTGACTAATGGCGATTAATAGAGCACAACTCGTAAAAGAGCTTGTTCCCGGCCTACACGCTCTGTTTGGCTTGGAATATGATCGGTACTCAGCTGAGTATGAAGACATCTTCGACACTGAAAGTTCAGAACGAGCTTTTGAGGAAGAAGTAATGTTGACAGGCTTTGGCGAAGCACCTGTTAAAAGCGAAGGTAGTAATGTAACATATGACACTGCTCAAGAGTCATATACTGCACGCTACACGCATGAGACAATTGCTTTGGCATTTGGGCTGACTGAGGAAGCTATCGAAGATAATCTCTACGATACACTTTCTTCTAGATATACTCGAGCACTCGCTCGATCCATGATGCAGACTAAAAACATCAAAGGTGCTAACGTATTAAACAATGCGTTTAATTCAGGCTTCCTTGGTGGTGATGGTAAAGAGCTTTGTGCTACTGACCATCCGACTGTATCTAACCAAACTCAGTCTAATGAGCTGGCAACCGCTGCAGACCTTAACGAAACTTCATTGGAGCAAGCCTTAATTGATATTGCTGCATTTGAAGATGAGCGCGGTCTGAAGATTAATGCACAGGCTCGTAAGCTGATTATTCCTTCTTCACTCCAGTTTGTAGCAGATCGTCTGCTTAACACTCCGGGACGAGTTGGAACAGCTGATAATGATATCAACGCTATGCGTAATATGGGAATGATCCCTGAAGGCTACGTTGTCAATCATTTCTTGTCGGATACTGATGCCTTCTTCTTGAAGACTGATGTACCTAATGGACTGAAGCACTTTGTTCGTACTCCTGTATCAACTAACATGGAAGGTGATTTTGAAACCGGAAATGTTCGTTATAAAGCGAGAGAACGATATAGCTTTGGCTTTAGTGACTGGCGTGGTATTTTCGGATCCCCCGGCGCTTAATTGAGAGGGGGGTATACCCCCCTTTTATTTTCTGGGTATAATGAGTTTTAGTAACTGTCCCAGCAGACGTTACGAAGATACTAAAACGAATCCTTTCGTAAAGAGGTGAACACCATGGCACAAACTACTTTTTCTGGTCCCGTTAAATCCTTAGCTGGTTTTATTACCGCAGGCGTAAACAGCACAGTCAGCCTTGCCGCAGACACTACACTTACTGTAGCTGCGCATGCCGGCAAAATCATTTTGTTAAATGACGCAGACGGCAAGTTCACCTTACCCGCTATTAACGTCACTACCCCTAACGATCCAACGGCTCCGAGTCAAGCAAACAATACGGGCGCTTCGTTTTTCTTTTATGTAGAAACCGCAGCGACTGATCTTGATATCTTGACTGACGGCACTGACAAGTTTGTTGGCGCGGCAATGGTTGCTGTAGATGATGGAGCTAAAAAAGCGTTTATTCCTGCAGCAACTAACGATGTCATTACCTTAAACGGCTCAACTAAGGGTGGACTCGTCGGCAGTGTTATTAAAATTACTGCGATTGACGCTACAACGTACTTAGTTCATGACTCTTTATTGCTAGGTTCAGGAACGATTGTTACTCCTTTTGCTGATGCTTAATAGTCTTAATATGGGAGAATAACAATGGCAGATGCAGTCTCAACGACAACCATCTCCGATGGACTTCATAGGGCAGTTATTCAAATTACTAACCTTTCAGACGGCACTGGTGAAAGTGCCGTTACGAAGGTCGATGTAAGTGGTTTATCTGCAAAAGCTGATGGAACGGTATGTTCTGGAGTTACTATAGAAAAAGTCGCGCATTCCGTAACAGGTTTTACACAGGTTCAACTGTTATGGGGAGCCACGGCTAATACAATTGCCTTAGCTCTTGCAGAAGCTAGTAATGGGCATATGGACTTTAGTGACTTCGGAGGCTTAGTAAATACTTCTGGTGATGGTAAAACAGGCGATATAAAGTTAACCACATTAGGAGCAGCCACGAGCGATACTTATGTTATTGTTCTTAATTTACTAAAGCATTACTAATATGGCGACTTCTGGAACTAGGGACTTTAGTTTAAATGCAGCCACTGCAATTGAGGAAGCGTTTGAATTAGCAGGACTTGAGTATCGTACCGGATACGATGGTGTTACGGCTAGACGGTCTATGAACATTATGTTTGCAGATTGGTCTAACCGTGGCATTCAGCTTTGGGAAGTTGAGCAAGTATCTCTTACTTTGACTGAAGGTCAAGTTTCCTATCCGTTAAACGAATACGATATCGACATTTTAGATGCCGTTATTCGTAGAACCACTAATGGACAGCAAACTGATT